GTCGAGTCGCTCCGGCCACTCCCGTTGGTCGTACTTCCCGTTTCCGGAAAGGCGATCTGCGGTTGCACCGCGGCCATGTCTTCCAGTGAGGGCTCCCTCATAGACAATACTGTCCATGTGAGTAAATACCCCACGAAGAAGCAGAGAAGAAATTCGGCGGAATGATTCCATATGTTCCGTCGAGATAGTACCACTCTTCTCAGACAGTTCCTGTTCACAGTCGATGTATCCCTTGATTGCGCGACGTGTCCGTGCTTCACTACACGGCATGTCGATCTTGGCGAAAAGGTAGCAAAGCTGCCTAACTGCCAAGATGGAATCAATCATGAGATCGTTTTCATCGACCAAGTCACCACTGCTTGCATCGAACACATTACCCAGGAAACCTCCTAGAAATAGGGGGAGACCACGCTTCCTAGTAAAACCAGGGAACGCGCAGGGGTCAACAGCACCTCGCTCAAGACACAGTTCGAAGTCTTTTGCGAATGCTGGGAGGGTGATCGTCAAAAACGAGAACCCCTCCTGTTCGATACGACGCTCGACGGTTTTAATGTCGAGCGTGGCGCTCGTGTGGCACCAGATGGCCATTTCATTGGCCATCCTCCTCCAGAGTTCGATCAGGCTTTTCATGCGCGCCTTTCTATAGGCTAGGCATCCTCAGCCGGATTGAACCCGCAGTCAGACCAGACGCATGGAAATGGCCAGGGCTAGATCAGCCCCAAGACCACACCACACACGCTCGAGATGAGCGGTGTGGCGCATGCACCTGTTCACGCCAGCAAAAGGACAGTCATCAACTGTCTCGCAGCTAGCTGAGTCATACGGAAAGCATGGACATTCAGGGAGCTCGACCGCCGGCACGTAAGTGCACGGACGATCGTGATCCTGATGAAGGGCGTACAGATCCAGATAGGACCTGATGCGCTCGTCAGATTGACCATACATGATGGAACCTCCTGCTGTGTGTAGTTATACGCAGTGGGAGGCCCCCACCCGTACTAGATCTCGTCACCCAAGAGCTGGGTGACGCGTGCGCCGGTAGACGCCGTGAGATATGCGACAAGCGCATCCACGACGGCCTTTGCTTCAGCTACAGTGTAGCCGACCTTCGGCGTGTCCACCACAAGATAGGTGGTCATGCTGTAGTAGTTGTTCGCCCCGCTAAGAAGCGGGTCGGCAGCTACCTTGGTCGTCTGCAGACGAAGCGTCCGGCGGTTTCGGTTGCCGTTTTGATGAGACACAGTCAAGACCGTGTTCCCATCGGACGACTTGAAACCACCACTGTTCAGCCCCTGAGAAGTTCGGGGCATAGAAATAGCGGTGCCACTGATTGTGACAGACTGCGGATCGGCAAATGCCATTCCGGCAACTCCTTCGGAAGGACCCTGATTAGGGGTCGTTGGTTTTACATCAGCTAAGCGACATGCCTAGCGGATGATTCTGACGTTCCCTCGGTTCACACCGATGGCTGCCAGAACGGCGACCTGGGTAGGCGAAAGCCCACCCATGTCGACGCCGAATCCATACGGACTTGCAGGTACGCGGCGGCATCGTTTAACGATGTGCGCCTCGCTGCCCCATTGATTTGCATCTGCAACCCAAGAACTGGTTTGCTCGTGCATGAGGTAGCCATACTGCAAGACCAGACCGTTGTGGCCGAGAGCGGACCAGTTATGAATAACTGCGCCAACATCTCCCTGCCAATCAGCGGCCCACGACCACGGTGCGATATTCCAAAC